TCTCATAAGTAAACCCATCTGCGGCAACTACTGGTTGAATAAATATGCATTGAGTAATCGGACATATAAAATCTTCTAAATGTATGTTACCCGTGGCACCCCCCGATATGTTTTCAAACAAGTTAGTACTATTGTTAAACTTGATTCCTAACGTTTTTAAATACGTTCTTCTTGATATTTTAGTTGGCAACGCTTGTAAAGTTTTTTTTATTACTTGTTTTGCATGCATTTTTATTATATACCAGACAAAAAAAATTTATTTGTTTATAGTTTTTTTTGTCAGTTTTATTTTTGGTGGTACTTAAAGAATTAGCCTAAGCGCGTTTCGTTCTATATTCGACTTCGTTTCTCAAGTAGTGAATGGCCTTTTTCAAATCTTCTATTTTAGACGATATGTTATTATGGTCTTTGTATCCCGCTCGACATGTATACTTTATGACGTTTCCGAGATGAAAATCAAGATTCTGGTCTCTGATAAAATCCCAAACATCTATAGAACCTCTTTTATAATATGACGGCCCCGACTCGTTTTCCAAAGTTTCTTCCAAAGTTTCTTGTTGGGGGATGCGAATGAATTTTCCATATAATTGTTGATTAATCATGTCTACTAGCATGGTAGACAATGCATCGTCTTTTTCCAAAACATACCAAAGAGGGTCCAAATTTTTCCAAATGTAATCAAGCCTTTCGCGCTTATCTTTGAACATTTCAAATTTCTTGTTGTATGCTATGGGAAAAAGTTGACATAATTCTTCCACATAATTCAGGTCCGGGGCGCCGGTATCGGGATCAAACAAATGATAAAGAACTTCCTCTGCCTGCTCATTAGTGATCGAGGCGAAATCAACTGTTTGTTTACTCAAAATTTTTTCCGTCAATGTTTTCTCTGGAATCAGAATGTCGTTCTGTTCTTTTACGTGTTCTGAAATGAGCGCTGCTAAGCCATCCGGGTCACAGCCTTTAATCATACCCACCTCGACAGACGCTCGAAAAATCTTGAACGTAGGCATGGCCGCCACGCCGAAGGCCATGGCTGTTTCCTGATTCTCGTCGACGTCTACTTTGACAAAATACGCTTGCGGAAATTTCACAGCAAGCTCTGCGAACACGGGCGCAATGCGCTGGCACGGACCGCACCACGTGGCCGTGAAGTCAACAACTACAAGTTTATCCTGTGCTTCCTTCAGGATGGCATCGAAGTCGCCTTTTGTTGATGGGTGCTTTATTTTTTCCATGACAATTCAAATTTGCAAATTTTGGAAGACAACAGTAAATTTAAAATCTCTCCAAAAATAATGTTACTTAGCGATTTATTTGGATTTTGTGGAGCCTTTTTTTTAATTGTTCGATTACTTCCACTCTTAAGAGAGCAATTTGTCAAAACCGTAAAAATTGAATTTAACTTCTTGATTCTGGAACTGACCGCGTGCCTATTTCTTGGAACATCGGCTGTTCTGATCAAATCCTTACCTTTCATTATAGCAAATTGTATTTGTTTTGTCAACCTTTCAATCATCATATCGTTACAGATAAGGTTGCGCATGTCGAGTGAATTTTACGTTGACGAACAAGACATCAACGATCCAAAAAAAAACCCCTACCCCGAAATAATAATTCTAGAAGACTGCTAGTAATATATTTTGTAAATTGGTAATTTAGGATCGGGCAGTCAACCCAAATGCCGGGTTGACAGAGCTGCCCGATTCTTGTTGGTTGGAACTCATGGGCAGTGCGCGATGCGGCACGTCGTTTAAGGCAGTGGCGCTGGCGGAATACCCACGATAAGCTTCGCCTTTCCTTTTATTGACTAAAATTGGGACGCCGTTGCACCAGGGTGATTGTTGCAATTCGACTGATGAAAGTTCTGAAATGTTTTGCATCCAAATTTTATTTTTTAAATGCGTTTGTGTTTGTACGTGATTATAAATTTTCATCGCCGGGTTGGATTTTGGGTGAAAGTACAGCACGTAATCAAACATGGCAGTTGGATCCGTAAAATCAATTTCTTGTTCCTTTTTGGCTGTCGGCATTTGTTGCGCATTTTGATGTGGTGGCGCTTGCGGTGGCATTTGCGGTGGCATTTGCGGTGGCATTTGCGGTGGCATTTGCGGTGGCATTTGCGATTGCTCGCCGGGCTTCAGAAAGCTTCCGGGCTGCATCGATTTGAGTTCGTCCCCGCTGACTGGCTTGACGTTATTTAAATTCACCATTTGCTTTTATCAGTATTTATTTATTTTGAAAACAAACGCAGATTGAAATCTTTTATGGAGAAAAAAGGCAGTTTTTTTTCTCCAAAAAAATTTGTAGCGACAACTTTAATTGAAATGTCGATGGACGGTCTGCGGGGCGCCCACCAGGGCACCCGCCAGGGCAGCGGTGAAAATATAGAAGGTGCGCAATACCGAGAGGGTGAATTGGCGCAAATGATCATAGACTTGCGCGATTCAATCCATACGTTATACGAAACAACAGTACCGGATCGTCTGACACCACCGCCGGCGCTTGTCGCTAACCGAGCCGACGACGCTAGCAACGCTGCGCAACAGCCTTAATTATTGATTGTATTGAATAATTAGAGAAATATTGTGATTCAATTTGTGTGATTCGTATGGAGTGCCGTCGTTATTTAGCAGTTCTACTTGTAATTTCGAAATGTTTTGAGAGGAGAAGTTTAATTCTTGGGAACCCATGGAATTAACATGCGTGACACCACTCGATCTGATCGATATTCTTGCTAGACAAGAGGAAACAACATTTGATGATTGAATGAGAGAAGTTGATTGAGAATTCGGCACAGCTCCAATTGCGTTTATTTTAAGCAGTATAGCTGGTTCGTGATCAACATTCCAAGTACCGGAAAGATCTTGAAAGTCGCTTATGTCGACATCTTCCAACAAACCGATTCTTTGTTTGATGGTATGTTTTCTGTTGCTGCCGTGCAGAGAAAACCTTGGAACATGAAACGGAAACACGTTGACACTTATTGGGTATGATGTGCTTTCTAAGTCATTGAAACATTTGACAGCCAAATCTTTTTGCAAAGCAATCGTAGCTGTCATTGCGTCTGTTCCTAAAGATACGACCTGCGCTGTCACGGTTGTAGACGTGGTCGCGTTGCTGATGTTCACAAAACAACCAACTTCGAAAAACAATGGCGGTGTTACGTCGTATGAGGAGCTAGGTTGCACCGTCAAATAGTAGACTGCGCCGGAATCTGCGTTTGATAGCGCGTCGCTGCCCGATCCAGTATAGAGAGACGAAGAAGTTATCGAGCAAGAGAGAGTCTGGTTGCGCCTGCAGCCAAATCCAATTTTCCTGGTCGGGGGGTCTCTAGATCCTATAACGTACGTATTCTGCAAATTTCTACATGATTCAGCATTTTCATTTTGTATCATACTAACGACAGTGTTATCATTTATTTTTGATCGTCTAGGATATTTCATGAGCACAGCAAGAGATGAATTCTCGACGGATGTTAAACATTTATTTTTGCTATAGTAAGAACAATTTGGCACAAATCCAAGGTATCTTGCCAAGATGTTTACAGAATTTGCAGACGATGGGGCGCCTGATTGCTTGGACCACGCAGAGTTACTTTCAGCGCTCGTAGAAAAATGTAGAACAAAGTCCGCAGTGCTATTGATGACCCATCTTCGGTTAGCATACGTTAGTGTCCAGCTTCCGCCGCATTTACTTGCAAGCTCTGCCTCTAAGTGTGATTTGAACGAAACCACGGAATACTTCCCCACTGGAATGTACACGGAATGTGTCGATCCCAAATAATCTGTCACACCCATGTGCAACGCATTTGAGCCATGCGGCACAGAATAGCTTAAGTTCAACGAATTCAAACGTTCTCCAAGAAGATTTCCCATCGTTGAAATATCTATGATTCCAGCCGGAAATTTTATTTCAGTTGTTTCCGGCGTATTAGATTCGCACGTCCAATTTATTGCATTGGCGTTTGCAAACAAATTACGAGGACAGCCAATAGAAAATCCCAATCCTCTCGGATTACCAGATGCGTCCCCCCTGTTATAGCTGTAATACAACGAGACTTTGGATGCGGGATTAACCGAGACGTACTTAAATTGGAAGACGCCGTTGTTGAATAAACAGACGAGATTTGTATTTAAATATCTACAATAATTTGTTATTTGTTCTGCTAATTCCTGGAACGAAGGCTCCTTGGCGTGCATGGTGCACATGCTGGTGTTAGGGGATGACGTCAACGAGACCACGTCGATCTCGAAAGAGTTGTTATCGATGATTGTGACATTTGATTTTAATCCGGCTTCGTCGCTGATCATCTCGTTTTCAAAAGGTCCATTAAGCAGCCATGCGATTCCGCGATAATTCGGGTGCAAGCCGTGAGGCGCTACCGAGGTGACCGTTACTCGAACAGCGTTTCCGTCGCTGGGAGAAGAGTTAAAATCTATTTTGCACGCATTGTCGTAGGAAGGGATTGAAATAACTTTTTCAAAATATACGTCGTTTTCGCAATACGTAAACAATAATTGATTTTCGTATAAAAATAGAGATGTAGAATTGGGGTCTAACTTAGCAGAAAAATCTTTAGCGCACCCGATGATACATCCTTCGTGCAAATGCAAGGTGTCATTTTTTTCGCTTTCAATGGTGTATTTAGGCATCGACGGCATTTCAAAAGACGCTAGTTTTATGGTTGTGACGCCGTTGAATTTTGGAATGTCAATTTGATACTTATTAGTTTCCGGCCAAACTTTTTGATCTCGATCTTGACTTTGAAAATTTAGAAAAGTTTGAGCAAGCACGTGTGTTTTGTCTTTCATCCTGATTTACATATACATATTAAAAAAAAAAATACCTTAAGCAAGGGGGATGAACCTAGGTATTTTTATTGGCGTTATTGTCATCATTGTTGTTCTCAACGCGGCTAGTTGTTATTTGTTATTTAGCGATTTTGACACTAGGCTTGAAACAGAACAACAGATTTTACCATGGTCGTCGATTGCAATTATTCCCGTAGCGGCTACGATCATTGCTGCCATGGAAATAGAAACTGAAGGTAGGTTTGGGTGGTCGGCGATGATTCCGACGAAAAGATTAATTGGCGGATTTACAGCATACCACTTTTGTTTAGCTCTATCTGTTATTACGTTGTTACATTTTACCTGGCTGTTTGTAGACCCAGAAGACATAAACTCTGGTATTCAATTAGAGCGGGGAATATTGGTGTGCGTCATAGCCCTGTTCTTATTTGAAGACATGGCATGGCAATTAATGAACCCGCAAACTAGTTGTTCCAACAAACTTTGCGTCAGAAATCTGCAATCTGGTGCCTTCAAAAATTTAAATCCGTACTTGATGTACGCGCTCTTGTTTTCACTCGCTGCCTTGGTTGGTGTTGATCCAACGGTCTATCCAATGCTGGTCAGCATGTTAGTGATCACGTTGATCCTGACTATTCTGTTTCCAGGTGCCTTCATAAGAAACGCGTACAAATCCAGAAGGATTTCTGCCGAAAAACTTTTAGAAAAATATGATTTTGATGCAAACTTCAAAGAGGGGCAAAAAAATTTAAATGCCATATCAGAAAAATATGGCATAAACGGCTTGCGAACGTTTTTACAGACTTTGAAACCGACAAATAATCTATATGGCACTGGCGCTAATATAAAAATGAAACAGCTCACCGATGAAGTTTAATTCGCAGGTATTCAAAGTCCAGCGGGTGGTGCAGGAAGCGCATTACCGTTCTCGTCGAACGGAAGTTTAAACATGTTGCTGTATTCTTTAGAATAATAACCAAATCCTTTAGGTCCATATCCAAGATCGTGCGTCTTACTATTTCTATAATAGTTGTGTGGACTGTATGGCGAAAATCCATAATCAGGTTTGTAGGTTTTTTTTAATTTACACAAGCCGTTCTCATCCATAGACGGATTCCAATCACAATCTTTGCTTTTTTTACACGAATTTTCGTTTCTAGCGGTGCAATAACCGTGGTCTTCGATTTCATTGTTATCATCAGTAAACGAGCTTACTCTGTAAGTGTTGTAACTGCTGTACCTTGGTTGAGGATTCGTAAGTTGTTTCAACTCTAAAATCTTTTGCTGTATACGTATATGTTTTTTTATCATTTCGATGCGTTTTTCGTGGTAATCTTTAGTAAAGTAATCAATCTCGCTATACCTACGTGTTGATTTCCTAGAATTTCTGGTCCTTTTGCCGCGTGTCTTGCTGCGTGTCTTGCTGCGTGTCTTGCTGCGTTTCTTGCTGCGTGTCTTGGTCTTAATCCTGGCGCTCTTGCTTCTTCTCTTAGAAGCTCTCTTTCTCCTCTTACCGCCCTCGAATTCATCCATTTCAACATTCATCGAAGAATCCCCATCGGTCGGACCGCCGCCCGAAACTCCTGATTTTTGCAAACTTTTTTTTAGGCGACTCATTTCTTATATAATATAGAGAAATTATTATCCTTGCTTTTTTGAATCTCCTTGCAAAGTAAAACATACTTGTAGCCAAACCAGTATTCCTATGATTATTTGAAATCCTAGACCAACCCACTGTTGCTTTCTAGGGGCGGTGAACCACCCGTCGGAATCATAATCACTCAATATGAGCACTGTTCCATACCAAACCGTCAAGTAGCTGAATAAATACGCAACCGCCCCCATAAACTGTTTTTTTCCCAAATTTAAAAATTTTTTTTCCAGGTTCTTGGGGTCATCTATAATTCCAGAACTAGACATTCTTTATATCTGTAATTATTTTTATAATATCTTGTTCTAATTCTTTCTTTACGAATTTGAAAACATTAGAAACTACTTGATTAAGTATCTTATTAGTGTTGTATTTATCTTTTTTTATTACATCTTTACCAAAATACAATTTTCTTTCAAAGGTAACGTCTTTTGTATGTACTATGGGGTTTAGGTGAAGAGCGGATAAAATACCACTTACTTTTGTGTGGTTTCCTTCGTTCCCTACTACTCTGTTGTAATCTTTATAATTTATTTTTATTTCTATCTCTACGGGGATGACAACCTTTTTCAGTTGAAAATTAAACGGGCTCGTGTCATTTTCTGAAGTTTGTAATTCAGAATTTATGTTTAAAGCTTCCCAGGTCAAATTCCAAAAGATGCTCTCACGAGCTACTAAATCAGGTACTTCTTGCAAACACAAGTTTCCGAGTCCCAAGATTTCAGATGAATTAACGAACACAAATTGGTCTTTGATAAATTCGTTACCAGCATGAACGTGTATTTGCAAGAACGCCGTAATAATGATTGTCAACACAAAAGCGAAACAAATATAATCAACTCCTTCTTTGGGAATTTTTTTGTGTATAAAATGTATGCATAATATAGGAATTATTGATAATAGCAAGCACGTATAAATTCCTATTGCGATGTAATCGATTGGTTTTATGTGCATCGAAACAGAATTTTCAGGTATTTTTATTATCTTTTGCAACGCATTCCTATCTATTTTTGACGGCAGCGCCATTTCGTGAACAATATTTTGCCACGGGTCAATGTGCTTGATTGCAACAAGTTCTTGAATCTGACGCTCTACGACAGGTCTCGCTTTCCCAATCACATTAATAACATGATCTCGTAATTTTTGGTTTACAAAAGACACGTCTGGAATGTTCGGAAGATTTTCGGCGTCGGCGTGCCAAAATGAAGATAATGTGTCATTATCTCTTTTTTTTAATACGTGAAAGCTCATTTTTTAAATGATGAGAAAACAAACTACAATAATAAACGAGTTGGTAATAGAATATAGGATGACAAGAAAAATAAATATAGCATCATACCAGGATCCATCTCTTTTAATCTAGAATTTTTTTTTCAATCCTAACATTTCTGAGTGCAGCATGTCAAAACAAACCGGAGCAGTTTTGGTTGTTATCTACGCAAATAATCTCTAAAATTTTAGATCAGTTTCTAGATGGGGTGGGCGGGGGAATCTAGCTGCTGCTACTCTTAAAGATGATTATCCATAATTATCCATAATCCATTGCATGCGCTCCATTTCACGCTCAAGTTGATTTGTGGACAAGGGCGCGGGGTCGATAAATCCACTAATCTGCAGTTCTCTAATTAAATAATCCACAGTGCCGGGATCTTCTAAATTCTCGTCGTTGTATGGACCGCCCAAGTTAGTTGGCATCTTGCTTATGACCTCTTCAAGGCTATTTTTAACCTTAGAACTTGAAGGGTTGTCATTTTTTGTCGTCTTCTTCTTCTTCTGGCGTTTCTTCTTCTTGAGGCTCTTCTTCTGAAGAGCAACATCAAAGGAAT